TAAAAGTATAAATATTTGTCATAATTTATCATTTTCTATTAACCACCAAGATATTAAATTTATTAAAATAATAATAAATAAAATCCAATATATATTCATTTATTCTTCTTCATCTACTTCTTCAAATTCTGTATCTATCCAACTTATATGTATTTTTGAACCGTCTTTTAAATATACCCAATCGTCTTTTCGCATTATTCTTCTTCTAACATTAATATACGTGGATCAAGTAATTCTTTTTCTTCATCATCTTGTAAAAGTTGTTGTAACTGTTTAAAACCCATTTGTGCTTCACCAAATGCAATACCAAGTCTTTGCCTAGCAAGTGGTGTTAATCCTAATTCTTGTTCTAGTTTTAATATTTTTTCTTCTAGCTTTAATGTTAAGCTAATTAATGGGTTTATTGTAGGTTGTCCAGTAGAACCAACACTTAATAAACCTTTATTACCTAAATTTTGTATTGTACGATTAGCACGTTCTACTTCATCATAATATTGAAACAAACGATAAAATGCCGGGAAGTCAACTTGTTGTGCTGTACTTGCAAGTTCACTATCCCAATATTGTTTCCAGTAATTACGTGTTTTAGTTAACCAACGTGAATTAGCTTTTGGTGTTTCAAACCCTTTGCCACCTTGTATTACACTCAATGAATTATCCCTATGTCCTGTTAATTTATCTTTTTGTTTTGGTATGCGACCACGTTTACCCATAACTTTGTCCTTTATACATTGACGCACCCTGTTTTTTTATTTCATCAAATGGTATTACATCAACTGTTAGGTTTTTTTGTAATTCTGGTTTTAAAAATTTTATATAACGTAATTGAAATCCAGTTAATATTTCAGCATTAATTTTATTACATAAATATTTCCAATTATTTGTGCCGTCTGTAATTTCATAATAACTTTTATTACCGAATATTGCGTGTTTGCGATTTGGATTGTTTTCAAATGTCATTTTATGTATTACATCACCATTTTTAAATTTAGCTAAATTAAAATTTTGTTTTATTCCAGTTAATAAAAAACCACTTGCTCTATATATTGTACCGTCCCCACATTGAGTACCGTCTGCAAAACTAACAATCCAATCTACATCTGGTGCATATTTTTTTATTAATTTACACGTTATTGCTATTGATCTACTTTCAGAATTTTTTGGCAAATTATCAGTTAGTGCCATACGATTTAATTCTAAAAAATTATTCCATTTTGTATTTTTTACTAATAAAACTATTTTTGAAGGATCTAACGATTGACCATATTGCAAAACACCCTCTAATTTATTATCATAAAATATACCAAAATGTAATTTTGATTTTGTTACAATTTTTCCAGAATAATGGTTTTTACGTATAAAATCATTTGCACGTGTACTTGGCAACATTTTTATTTGAATATCTTTTACAGACATAATTAGAGCCGTAGCGTAGGATTTGCACCTCGTATTTTACTATGGTATAGCAACGTGTAACTATAAACACTTCTACGGCAATATTTATTATAATAATTAATTGTCATTATTCCAATAATTGCAAAATTCAATTAATGCACTTGTTTTGTTTTCTTTATTTTTTGGTAAATCATTTATTTGTAAATATTTTGATATTGTATTTTCTAATATTTCAATATCATTATCATTAAAATAAAATGATCTTGTAAACATTGTTGTCCTGTCCCCAGTTTCAAAATTATCAAATACATCATCAAAACTTAATGTTGCACTAATGTTGTATAAATCATCATTTGTAAAACTTGTTGCTTTAAACATTTCTGGATTACTTGATACGCTACCAAGCATATCTGCTAATAAATCATCATCATAAGTTCCTAGATCAGCTGTACGATTATCTGCTAATGCAAATGCTTTAGCTGTTAATTCGTCATCATTTGTAAAAACTACTGCAATTTTATTCCAACCTAGTTCTCTAGCAGCTGCAAGTTGATGATTACCAGAAATAACTTCACCGTCTTTAGTTGCAACTATTGGTTTGCGTTGTCCAAACTTCTCATAGCTTTTTTTTACAGCTTCAACGTTACCTTTACGTGGATTGCCGTCTAGGTGTTTTAATTTTTCTATTGGGTACGCTAATGTTGTAAGATCATCTGCTATCTGGTGTTTCATAAGTTTTATATTACTACATAATAGTTGTTTGGGGAGTACCTTACATAAAACACATACAAAAAAAGATATTTTGACCTATTTTTGACATATTTTGACATATTTTAAAATATAAACCTAATAAAAATAGGCTTAAATTTGGGCAAAAAAAAAGAAAGT